TTATCGACCATATTTCTCTTCACACTTGACCACTTTTTCGGTGATGCCCTTCTGCATCTGCTCTGTGTTGTGCACGTAGCGATCCATCGTGAAGGATGCGGATGCGTGGCCGAGGCGCACCTGTATCTTCTTTGCGCTGATCTCCTGCTCCGCAAGGAGCGTCGCGTGGGTATGGCGGAACGAGTGAAAGCGCAGATTTGCGGGGAGATTCAGCCGCCGCTTGAGATCGGCGAAGAGGTGCGTCACAGCGGTCAATGTGATCGGCTGCGTCTCGTCGCGCAGGGAGCGGAAAACATAGCTGTCCTTTGTGAGAGGAACTCCCTGCCGCAGGAGGATCGCCGTGAGCCTCTTCCTCCATACGAGGAGGTTTTGCACTGCTGCCTGGGAGAGTGTGACCGTGCGGGCACTGTACGCCGTCTTGGTCGTTCCCTCGTACTCCTCTGCGGCACGTTTCCGAGCCTTGGATACGCGGATGGTCGCTGCCTTTGCGTCAAAGTCCGACCAGCGAAGCGCAACAATCTCGCCGCGGCGCAAACCTGTGTCCCACGCGAACTTAAAGAGATGCTCGGTCTGTGAACCATGGATCGCGTCGAGGAGTGCGTGATAGATCTCCGGCGTGACAATCCCCGCAGCCGTCGCCTTGTGCTTCGGCTTTCGGATGTACTCCATAGGATTGTTCTCAATCAGACGCTCAAATTTTGCCGCACGAAAGATCGACTGTAGCAGCGTATAGACAGCTTGCCTCGTTCGATCGCCGTCGATATGGGCGAGGATGTGCTTTAGCAGGGCGGGCTTCACATCGGCGATCTTCATCGTCGGCGGGATTTGCGGAAGGATATGACGTGTGAGAAAGCCCTGATAGGTGGATAGCGTCGAAGCCTCGAGCTTGTCCACGTCACGTTTCATGATGAGGAACTCATCCGTAAAACGATGGAACGTCTCGACGAGCAGGAAGTCCGAGATATTCGCGTTCATGATACGCCGCCGCTCCGCCTCGAGTTCCTGCAGCGTGTAGGCGTAGAAATAGCGCCGTACCTTCTCGCCCGTGATCGGGTTCTCAAGGATGACACTTGACTGATAGCGTCCGTCTTTTCTTTTTGTTGGCATCGGGTGACCTCCTTGTGCATCAAAATGATGGGGAGTCGTTTTAGCATGAGCAACTTTACTTTTTTTATAAAAATACATCTTTACTTGACAAAAAAAGTAAAGTATAATGACAGAAATAGGAGGAAAAGTAAAGTAAATCAATTTGAGGAGGAAGAATAGTGTTTGAATCGCGTGAAGAACTTATTGCAGCAGCAATCTATGATCGGAATATCAATGATGGCACAAAGCATATGATTGCAAACGGTATACAGACAACATGCTATGTTTGCAAAAATATCATGGGGAACGCCTCGGCAATGGGGATTCCAAAATTGAAAGCGTTTGATACAGCTTGCAGATTTTCTTTTATCATGAACGAAATACTCACTAAAACTATTGATGAAAATAGCTTTTCTCAAATCATCTATGATGAAGTTTCCACGGGGCATGGTCGCCCTATCATACACTACAGAAGAGGAGATGCTATCTTTCATATCAAGAAAGAATCAAATCCAAACAAACTGCCCAAGGGGGCAAAATATCGCAGAGAAGAGGCAAAGGGAAACGGTCAGATACTATTGTTCCCCGAGTTTGAGGTAACTTCGCCGGCACATATGGTTGTCACATTCAATCATCAAGGCTTTCAGCTGAAATTTATTCAGATTGGTATGATTGACCCGACTTATGAAAGATGGCTATTTAGGGATGACCTTCTGCCATATATTCAGTCGGATACTGTTGAGACCATGCAGAAAGAATATGGCGCGCCGTTAGAGCAACAGGCAATGGAGCAGATAAAAAAGGATTTCAGGCTTGAAATGAGGAGATAAATATGGAACCCTATACATTACAGCCGAAACGAATCAAAGAAGGGCGATTGTTTCGAGGCTTAACACAAGAGAACCTAGCTGACGTTGTTGGTGTAACAAAACAGGCAGTATCGCAGTACGAGACCGGCGTGCTGACGCCGACACTCGAAGTTATGACTCAAATTGCAGACGTATTGGAGTTTCCAATGCAATATTTTTCAAAGCCCTATCGAAATGAAATATTGACTCCCATATTTTTTCGTAAAAGGAAGACCTCAACAAAAAAACTTGTCGAGCTTTTTCAAACCTATATTGAATGGATGGTGGATATATACACATATATTGAGCAATACATCCACCTGCCGGAACTGAATCTACTCACCTATGCCAGAGTAGGATATACACGAAAGGAAATCTCTGGGATAGCAAAGAACATTCGACGTTATTGGGGGCTAGGTGACGGCCCGATCAGCAATCTTACTGTGCTCCTTGAAAATAACGGTATACTTGTCTCGAAAGTGAGGTTGGATGCGAAAAAGGTAGATGCGTGCTCCGTATTCTTCACCGCGCCAGAAACAGCGAAACGCCCCATGATATTTCTCACATCCGGAACATCTGCCGTTCGGTCTCGGCGTGACCTTGCACATGAGCTAGGTCATCAGGTATTGCATTCGTGGATGGATGAAGATCAGTTTCACGAATATCAAGACATAATAGAAGAAGAGGCGGAGACCTTCGCGAGCTATTTCCTCATGCCGGAACAGGCGATTCAACGCGAGAGCTATGCCGTTAAGAACTTAGATGCGCTACTGCTGATGAAGTCTCGATGGGGAGCATCTGCACAATCTATTCTCTACCATTTGGCAGAGAATGAGTGTATCACAGAGAGTATGGCTACACGCTTAAAAACAGCCTTATATCGAAAAGGATGGCGCATGCGGGAGCCTGGCGACGATAATATTCCACATGAACAGCCGGAGCTTATCAAGGATGCAATCACTATACTGGTCGAAAACAACATAAAGTCAGGCATCGAAATCCTCGGTGATCTATCTATGCCTGCCGAGGATGCTGCGGCACTCTGTGGTGTGGGCAAAGGCTTCTTTCAGCCCTCAAAAGTGACGCGTCCCAGCCTTCATCTCATCAAATAAATATTTTCTGCTCGTGATGTGCCAACATCGCGGGCATTTTTTATTTGGAAAGGACTAAACGTATGGTGTTAGTCCTTTTTCTAGTCCTTTCGTAGTCCTTTTACAGGTGCAAAGGCTTGTATATCAAGGATTACCGTTTGCAGCAGTTTTTTGTTGCAAAATAAAAACGGGCTACAGTAACCTGTAACCCGTTTTCCGTAAAGAGAATTAGGTGGGGTGACGCTTCCCACATCTCCTAATCAAGCCTTGCGGCTATCCGGTGACGGCTGCCCGTTCCGTCCTCTAGTTCTCTTGTTGGTTACAGTATACGACGATTTTAGCAATTCGTCAAAGTGAATGATTTTTTATCCAGTCGGACAATTCCGCTGCTGACATATCGCCGGTAGCAACGGCGATAATAAGCTCCTCCATCGTGCGGGCGTCATAGTCAATCGAAATGCCGTTGACATCCAAAAAGACGAGCATACTGTGAAGGGCGGTGCGTTTATTGCCGTCCCTAAACGGATGGTCTTTTGCAATCCCAAAACAGAGCTGCGCCGCCTTGTCAAATACCGTTGGATAGAGGTCGATACCGCCGAATGTCTGAAAAGGCGCATGTACCGCTGATTCCAAAAGTCCATAATCGTGTATGCCGTGATTGACGATAAAAACCTGCTCGAGGCGCTCATGGAACGATATCACATCTTCTAAAATGAATTGCGCTGTTATGTGCATATTATTCATTTATTTTCAAGCGCCTTGTAAAGGTCATAGTTGCGTTTGATGAACTTCTCAGAGGACTGCCGGATACGCTCAGCGAGTACAGGATTATTCGCGCTTGTCTGCACACTGGGGCGGGGGGGCGCCTGTGAGGTCTGTTGTTGCCGTTTCATTCATATCATCCTTCCTGCCGCCTAGGTGAGGTCTTTTTTTATGCCATTTTTGCGGCGGCTATTTCTTACGTTCCTTGACCGTCTTTGCCGTTTCCTCTAGTGCAATCATATCGTCACGGTCTGCCTGTAGAGCCTCATCCTTCTTGCGGCGGGCATCAAACTCCTTGTAAACCTCTGTGATGTGCTTTTTCATATCCTTGTGACTGTGACGCCCATGTCCGCGCAGGAGTGGGACACCATGTTCAACCAGCAGACGATCCGCCGTTTCCTTCCAGTAGGCTAGAGTAAGTGTTTTTGACAGTTTCGCACGAAGCTCCGCGCTCTCAAGGAAGAGTGTCACAATGCGATTGAGTATGTCGATCTCGTCGGAGGTGAGGTAATTCTTGGCGGTGTAAATATCCCGTGCGCGTACCCGTGTCCCTTCCCATGACGTAAGTGCCATGTTCGGCGCGGATGCGTCGGCGCGTGCGCAGATAAGATCGGCGGCGGTCTTGCCCGTCACAGCAAAGATAAGTTTGTTCTGAATATCGGCGAAAAAGAGCTGTGTTTCTCGCTCCGTTTTATCGTAGTCCACCGATAGCGCAAAGAGGTCGCGCAGCTTTTGATAGAACCTCTTCTCGCTTGCGCGAATATCGCGGATGCGGGCAAGGAGCTCGTCAAAATAGTCAGGGCGTCCATCAGGGTTCTTGAGGCGTTCATCATCAATGAGAAAGCCCTTTTGCAGATACTCCCGCAGCGTTGTATTCGCCCAGCGGCGGAACTCTGTACCGCGCGGGGAACGGACGCGAAAGCCGACAGCAAGAATGACGTTGAGACTGTAAAATGCGACGGGCTTATCAGAATTTGCAATGTGAAAAAAACTCACATTGCTTTTTTCCTCTAGTTCACCTTCAGAAAATATGTTTTTAATATGGCGGGTAATACCACTGCGCTCTTTATTAAAGAGCTCTGCCATTTGCGCCTGTGTCATCCAGACAGTCCCATCATTGGCGTACAGGCTTACCTTTGCCGCGCCATCATCGGTATTGTAAATAATGATATTGTCCATGCGTTCTCCTTCCCGCCGCCCTAGGTGCAGTCTTTTTATGCTACACAATATCGCTCTGAAAGGCGACGGATTCTTTCTTGTGCGAGGATATCCCTACGGGGCTACGTGCGAACAGCTCGTCGTGTTACCAGCACGGTGGGCGGTTTTTTATTTTACTACGGGTGCTGGTTAGTTGGTATCTATGTATCGTCGAATGATGCTTTTGAGCTCCTCCTTATATTTGTAGAGGTCATCAAGCGAGTCGATTGGGAAGTTGATGTATTTCTTGTTATCATCCGGCAGGATGAGCTTTTTCTTTCCATCGAGTTGCAACCTACAGATCCATTTTCGTGTATTCCCATCAAGCAAAATACCGAAATACGTTTCGGTATCCTTGTGCGTGAGGTGATGCGATCCGAGGACATCATGCACAAGGGCCTTGATGGTGTAAAAAGACTCGAGTTCTTCCGGAGTGGTGTTAATTCTTGACTCTGGAGTCGACTCCGTGTCGTTCGTATGAGACTCTGTCAGTGCCTCAACAGATGGCTGCGCATCTGTTTCTTCTGATCCGAGAGCGGTTTTCAAGCGGTCATTGATCTGCTCATTGATGAATTGAAGGAATGACTTTTTGACTGTCACTCGGAAGTCCTCAATGATTTTCTGCGTCTTGCGGCCGTCATACACGTTATTTAGTATGTACGTTACGAACTCATCAGAGGGTGTTTCAAGTTGTTTTGCTAGAAGTTGCTTAATTTGATTATTATATTTGAGCTCCGATGCTGTTGTAAGAATCGTGTCAAGGTCAAACGCTGATTTCTGGAATTTTTTGAGCTCAGAGACAAGGCTGTCCTTTATGTCGAGCATATTGAGCTCAAGGAAAGGGCGATCATCCATTTTGTTTGGCGACTCAAGATCAGTGTAAAAGCGATAAATGATGCCATTTGTAAGTATACCGAACTTTGCGGAAGTAGTGCCAAAATATCGAAAGAGCTGTGACCCATGCTTACCGAGATCTTCATCGTGACATTTTGCCTCAATAAGGATAAGCGGGTTTTGTTCCTCATCCATGATGGCGTAGTCGACTTTCTCTCCTTTTTTGATACCGACATCAGCAGTATACTCCGGCACAAATTCAAGCGGATTGAATACATCGTAGCCGAGCATCTGAAAGAACGGCATGATCATCGAGGTTTTTGTTGCTTCCTCTGTCTGAATGTTGTCTTTCATTTTAATGATGCGTGTCGAAAACTGTTTGAGCTGATCAATGAAATCCATAATAATAGCCTCCCTACATGATTATCTAAAGCCGCTCCGAATAGTGGCTTTTACAACTGTTTTAACTCCACAAACTCCTCCGGCACACCGACAGATCGTGCGAGTTGGTATACAGTACACTCTGGATACTCTTGTAGCAGATCGTCGGAGAGAAGAAGCTCGACAGCGAATATGTTTGCCTGCCGCTCAAATCTGGTATGTGGATGGAACGTCTTTGTGTCCATGAAAACAGTGTTCAAATCCCTGTGCATCTGCATATGCCCCAGCTCGTGAGCAAGTACGAAGCGTTGTGTAATCTCATCCAAGTCCTCTGAGAGATAGATGATATGATTGCGCTTATGATACTGGTAGAACCCGTTGAGATCGACGAGGTGGCAATAGATCAGTACGATATCAAGTGCCCGGGCAATCGTAGAAGGATCGTTGGAGTTACACCGCCTCATGAGTTTGATTGCACATTCCCTTGCATTCATTGCTCAATCCTCGTGACGGTATTTCTTCGGCGTATACTTCGCCTTGTTACGCTTCTTCGCCATCTCCATCCCGATCTGCATCGCGTCAAGGATGGACTGGATGCTCTCGGGGCTTGCGGGCTGTCCGTCAAACATCAGCCCCTCCTCCTGCATGAGCTTTTCCTTCATGTCATCCATCAAATGCATAATCTCGCGTTCGTCTTTTGGAGTGAGGTCGGGCAGATTGTCGGATGCGGGGGCGGGGGATTGCTCCATCGGCTCATCGTAGCCCATTAACCACGATTCACTCACCTTAAGAGCCTGAGCCAACTTATATATTTTATCCTGCTTTGGCGTAACCTTACCAGAAAGGTACTGACTGATCGCGCTTTTGCCGATTCCAGATAGACGAGATAGCTCTATCGGCAGCATGTTTCGCGCAGATAATGCCTCCCGCAAGCGTTGTTGTGTAGTCTGTTTCATATAGCTTCCTCAATTCTAAAAGGACTTATCCGTAGTATAGCACATGATAAACATAAGTTCAATAAGTTTAATTTGACAGTTAAAATTTTTGAACAAAGTTGTTGACTTTCGTTTATCAGAATGGTATGATTCATGTAGTTCAAAAACTTGAACTACGAGGAGGTGATAATGTGGGGTTTGATTATAGCAAGCTTCGGGGGCGGATAGTGGAAAAGTTTGGAACGCAACAGGCTTTTGCGAAAGCGTTAGGCGTTTCCGCGCGGACGCTTTCACTGAAGATGAATAACCGTATCCCTTTCGGACAGGATGAAATCGACAAGATTATCACGCTGTTGCAGGATACGCCGCAAGACATCAAGGCTTATTTTTTTACCAAGAAAGTTCAATAACTTGAACAATAGCCGCGAGCGCAGAGGCAAACGACATCCGCGCGACAGAGAGGAGGTGAGGGGATGGAATCCGAGAAAATCTATCGACTTGAAAATGCAAGCATAACAAAAGCCCTGCGCGTTGCATTCGTGCAGGGCGATGGGACGCAAGAGCATCCATGTCGGTTGATGTGGCGTTTCTATCTGCCGGATGGTCGCTATATCGGTGAGATTTCGGCAAACGCTCAGGATGACACGAAGCCCGCAGCATCGTCGGCAATGTGCTCGGCGATAATTAGATGACAGAGTGCCAGCATGAAGCGTTTCATCTCAGGGACGTTATAGTCAGGGTGTTTTTGAACCATGTGTGTCTGGTCGTTGCCAATCCATGAAATAGCTTTGGCCAAAGATTGTATCTTTGCCGAAGGAATTCGAGCGATGGAACGCCCGAGGGGTTCGTTCAGTATGTCGTTTTCATCATCTGGGAATTGGTTGATAATGTACTGCTTTACAAGAATTTCGAGTGCCTTTCGATATGCCATTCCTGTAATTTTATCAAGTCCATGATTTTCGGCTTTGGCTGCTTGCTCGTGGATTTGAAAAAAATACGGATAATATTGCTTTATCTCTTCTGGAATTAGTGGTTTTGGCTGTCGATATGGGTACACGGCTATATTTGATGAATATAGGTCATTGTCATAGTTTCTATGAATGCTATATACGGAAAAGAATAATTCTTTGCAGATAGGGCAAGAAAGAATAACTGCAAATTCATTTTCTTCAACAGAGGAGTCTGCTGTGCAAATGTTTGGTTGCATACCATTACCACAATGAGGGCATACATCCGGTAAGACAAAACAGCACGTTCCGGCAGGAGTATTAAATTCTGTTCGCAAGGGAATCACATCCTTTCTGTATGCGATTATATCACGTCAGGAAGGGAGCAACAACCAAGAGAGGAGGTGAGGGGATGGAGAAAGACCTGATCCCGATCTGGGAAAAGGCGGTGCTCAATCTCGAAGAGACTGCCGCATATATGGGCATCGGTGTCGCACAGATACGCGCCCTTGCACACGCAGCGCGGCATGGCATGGGCGACTTTCCTGCCTTCTGGGTGGGAAAGACGATCAAGGTATCACGTCGAGCGCTGCTGCAGTGGCTTGACGATGTGGCGGTATCGCACCGCGATCTGAGCAAAGCCGCAGCGATGGTAGAGAATGCGAAGCAGATGAGCGAGGCACGCGGGCGCGGTCGCCCGCGTAAGAGAAGGGAGGCAGTCGCATGAGCGGCAAGAAAGTGATTGCAGGATGTGTGATCGCGGGACTAGCGATCCTCTGCGCAGGGGCGTGTAACCCTTGGGACGACGACAAGAACGCCGTCCTTGTCGAGGAGGTATATACCGTACGCCCCGGAGATACCATCTGGGGTATCGCAGAAGAGTACCTTGCCAAAAATACCGGCACGCGCCGCTACATCCTCGAGTACAAATCCGGCATCGAGGAGTTGAATCCATGGCTCCTTGAACGCAAGGGCGAGATTTACCCCGGAGATAAAATCACCCTGACCTACTGGGTCAAGGGCGAGGAGGGAGCAGAATGAAGACGCAGTGGACACCCCGCTCCGAAATTACCGGCGGCATCCTGCCGATGTGGCGTGCATGCTGTACAGTAGACGGGGCAGTCGAAATAGACGTCCCCATCTACGGGACGCAGGGAGAGGCACTACAGCGCGCCCGAGAACTCAACGCAAAAGAAAAAGCGCCCACATCGGCGGCAACCGATACGAGCGCATAAGGAAAAATGTTTTGGATGTGCTCATTATAGCACAAGGAGGACGTAATGGCAAAACTGATTATGACTGTTGCAGAGATGCAGGATGAAGCGAAGTGGCTGAGCGCGAGAAACGCAGGGATCGGCGGAAGTGACGCCGCCGTCGTTGTCGGGTTGAATCGGTGGAAGTCGCCGTATCAGCTGTGGCTCGAAAAGACAGGCAAGACGGAGCCCGAAGACATCAGCGATAACGAATATGTCTACTGGGGCAAAGTCCTTGAACAGGCGGTCGCAGATCGCTTCTGCGAGGTTACGGGCAAGAGAGTTCAGCGTCGCGGACTCTTGCAGCACGATGACCATCCCTTCATCCTTGCCTCCGTTGATCGCATGGTGGTCGGCGAGGACGCAGGACTTGAGTGCAAGACCTGTAACGGATTTGCCGCCAAAGAGTGGGAAGACGACGAAATCCCGGACGCCTACTATGTGCAATGCCAGCACTACATGATGGTGACGGGCTGCGCGAAATGGTACATCGCCGTGCTTATTGGCGGTAACCGGTTTGTGTGGAAGGAGATCCCCAGAAGCGACGCAGAGATTGAATTGCTCCTGCAGGCGGAGATTGCATTTTGGGACAAGGTACAAAACGGCATCATGCCGGATGTAGACGGGAGCGAGGACTGCCGAAAAGCCCTTCAAAACGAATTTCGCGGCGGGAACATGGAGCCGCTCACGTTGCCGGAGAAAGCGACCGACGTCATCAAGACGATCAAGGAGCTTGAGGAGGTAAGAGACAACACCGAGAACAGCATCAACCGGCATAAGAACGAGCTGCGCGCCATGCTCGGGGACAGTGAGATCGGCTATGCGGGCGACTACAAAGTCACGTGGAAACAGCAGGCGGGGCGCACGTCGATCGATTCCAAGCGTCTCAAAGCAGAAGATCCGGAGATGTACAACAAATACATGAAGCAGGGCGCGCCGACGCGCGTTCTGCGGATCGCTTAACAGAGCATCAGAGGAGGATATACATCATGGCAAATGTCAACGGCGGAGCAATCCAAAAGGCGCAGACGGAAAAGAGCGCGGCGGTCAAGACGCAGCGCTCGATGAAAGACCTCATCGTCTCGATGGAGGGGCAGATCGCAAAAGCCCTGCCCTCCGTCATCACGCCCGAGCGTTTCACGCGCATGGTACTCACGGCGATGAGCACGAATAAGGATCTCCAGCTGTGCACGCCGAACAGCTTTCTCGGCGCGATGATGCAGGCGGCACAGCTCGGCGTCGAGCCAAACACGCCGCTCGGGCAGGCGTATCTCATCCCGTACAAGAACAAAGGCACGCTCGAGTGCCAGTTCCAGCTCGGGTATAAGGGGCTGATCGATCTTGCCTATCGCAGCGGCGAGGTCAAGGACCTCCAAGCCCACGAAGTGCATGAGAACGACACCTTCGAATACGAGCTCGGGCTCGAGCCGAAATTGAAACATATTCCGGCAATGAGTAACCGCGGCGCAGTTATCATGTACTACGCCATTTTCCACACGAAGGACGGCGGTTATGGATTCAATGTCATGAGTGTCGACGATGTTCAGGAACACGCAAGGAAGTACAGTAAATCCTACGGGTCTTCGTTCAGCCCGTGGAAGTCGAATTTTGACGAGATGGCAAAAAAGACCGTCCTGAAAAGATGTCTGAAATACGCCCCGATTAAAACCGAGTTCGCCCGCAGTATCAGCGCGGATGAGACGATTAAAACAACCATCGCGGCAGATATGGCGGAACAGGCGGATGAAACGGATTATATCGATGCTGAGTTCGTCGAGAAGGATGCCCCCGAAGTCATCGAAGAAAAAGGGCGCACCGTTGATACGGCAACGGGCGAAGTCCTCGAGTTCGAGACGGAGGAGCATACATGAACAAAGTCGTATTGATTGGGCGTCTTGTCCGTGATCCCGATGTGCGTTACACGCAGAGCGGCAAGGCGGTCACATCATTTACGCTTGCCGCTGACCGTCGCGTCCGCAAAGACGCAGATGCACAGCAGACGGCAGACTTCATCCCCGTCGTTGCGTGGGATAAGCTCGCCGAGATCTGCGGCAACTATCTCGCCAAAGGGCGTAGGACGGCGGTGGAGGGGCACATACAGGTGCGCTCCTATGAGGCACAGGACGGATCGAAGCGGTATGTGACGGAGGTTGTTGCGGAAAACGTCGAGTTTCTTGAGACAAAGAGAGCTGCGACGAGCGATGCGTCGCAGGGATATGACGGTGTCGGCGGCCTCGAGACGCCTATCCCTGACGACGACATCCCATTTTAAGGAGGAGTGACGAGATGGCAGAACGACGGATGTTCTCAAAGCGGATCATCGGATCAGCACGTTTTCTCCGAATGCCGGGGTCAACACAGGCGCTCTATTTCCATCTTGGAATGGCAGCGGATGACGATGGAATCGTCGAGGCGTATCCGATCATGCAGATGGTCAACGCCTCGGAGGATGATCTGAAAATTCTCGCGGCGAAGGGCTTTGTCAAAGTCCTCAATGAGGATCTGGTGACCTATATCCTCGATTGGCAAGAGAACAACAAGATACGGGCAGATCGAAAAACCAACAGTATCTATAAAGAACTCCTTCTGCAGGTCATGCCCGAAACCCCGCTGATAGAGCCGCGCCAGCGCGCTGATCGTGTGCGTCCTAACGACGAAACGGACAACCACGGGACAGCGATGGGACAACCAGAGGGCAACCAAGTGTCAGACATGGGACAACCACGGGACGACAACGGGACGTCCCAGGGACAACCAACGGACAACCATGGGACAGCGATGGGACCGCATAGGATAGGTAAGGATAGGATAGGTAAGGATAGGGTAGTATATGCTGCTGCCGCGCGCGCGTGTGTGCGCGAGGAGACTCCGGAAGAAAAAGACCACGGGGCTGTATTCAGAGCGTTCTCCGACAACATCCACCCCATCACGGGAGAGATCGAGCGAGACAGGATCATTGACCTCACGGATGAGTACGGCCCTCTCTGGGTGACATCAGCAATCGAGGAGGCAGCACTCTCCAACGGGCGTAGTCTGCGCTACATCACGGCGATTCTCGAGCGATGGAAGCGGGACGGATTCAAGGCAGAGCGAAAGAAAGGCGGGACACAATATGGCATTAACAGTGGTCAAGAGCACATGGCAGGAGATGGCACGGAGAAATCCCCGTATGCTGCATACCTTGACGGAGATACGGTCAAGAGAGGCTCAGATGATCTGGGCAGCACGCCCCCGGAGGAAAGAGATTCTGCGGACGATTGGAGCACCGAGAGAGGCGATCCGCAGCGGACGAGCGCTCCTCTTGGCGGCAGAGGCGGAGCAGATCAAACAAGCGCATGATGCAGCTTGTGCAGCTTGCCCGTATCGCGTGGATGATTGCCATGAGTGCAGATACAACGGGCAGGAGTTCCAGAATCTCAGATACCACAATGCATTTCTCTCCTGCGTCCCGGTTTGCCCTAAACACAAAGCGCAGCAGGAGCAGAAGCGGATCGCGAAACTCATGGGTAGCAGCGGCATTGGTGAGCGGTTCCGGTCGCGCAGCTTCGCGACGTTTCGCCAGACGCCCGAAACAAGACATGCACTCATAGCGTGCAAGCGGTTTTGTGAGAGCGTCAAGGTCGATCCAAAGACGCCGGGCATTCTCCTGAAAGGGGGATGCGGAACCGGAAAGACACACCTAGCGGTGTCGATTCTGCGCGAAATCGCAGAGGCGGGGATCCCAGGAATGTTCGTGGTGGTCCCTGACCTGCTCGCCAAAATGCGGGCAAGTTTCAGCCTCCGGGATGGCAAGGCAGATGAGCTTTTGAAAGCAGCAAAAGATGCAGCGGTACTTGTCCTTGACGATCTCGGCGCTGAGGATCCAAAACCGTGGGTGCCGGAGCTGATCTACGTGCTGATCAATCACCGATACGAGCACATGCTCCCGACGGTCATCACGACTAACTGCAACGGAAAGGAGTTGGAGGCGGTGTTCGGGCGGCGCATCGTAAGCCGTCTTTCGGAAATGACAGTACCGGTCAACATTCAGGCCACTGACTGGCGCATGAGAGGAGCGTGAAAAACAATGTTGATGCACTATCTGTCCCATCCGTTCAGCGGGGACGAGGAGAAGAATCGGGCAGAGGCGGAGGCAATCCAGCGCGAGCTTCAAGAGAAATTCCCGGATGTGCTCTACGTCAGCCCAATCGCAAATTTCAAGGCACTGGAAGGGCTGGACTATGACACAATTATGCGGTATTGCCTAGAACTTTTGGGGAAATGCGATGTGATAACGGTGACCGGGCGATATTGGGAAAACAAAGGCTGCATGATGGAGATCGAGTATGCACAGAAATACGGCATTCCGGTGTACGTCTGCGATGGGGAGACGTATAGGCTACTGAGCAACGAGGAGGTCGCGCCTTGAGCACCTATACCGCCGTTATACTCGGAGAGCCGGTCGCGCAGGGACGGCCGCGATTTTCTCGGCAGGGCGGATTCGTCAAGGCGTACGACCCGGCTAAGAGCCGAGACTACAAGACGTACGTGCGGATGATCGCCGCACAGAGCGCCCCAGCAAGCCCGGTAGAGGGCGCCGTCGTGTTTTCCTTGCGTATCTATCGCGCCATCCCCAAAGGGATGCCAAAATACAAGCGTGCGGCTGCACTGGCGGGGACACTGCGCCCGACCACAAAGCCGGATGTGTCGAACGTGCTGAAAGGCGTCGAGGACGCGCTAAAGGGCGTGTGGTACAAGGACGACAGTCAGATCGTCGGATACGGGGTGCTCGGCAAGTGGTACGATGAGCGCCCGAGGATCGAGATCACGATGCGGGAATTGGACGGCGGCGCGGAGTAGGAAGAGTAGGTTTCGGAGCAAAAGAGAGTGCGAGAGATCGCGCTCTCTGTCTCGTTGTTAAGTGGAGGAGCACATGAGGGAGTACGACGACTACATCAGGCTGACACGCCAGTACCTAAAACAATACAATCAGCTCAAGATCGCTGTGCAGAACCTCGATGATGAAATACACGCGCAAGAGATGCTTCTCGAGAGCGAATCGATCCCAAGCGCACACTATGGCGACGATGCTGTCAGCGGCGGTAGAGGAGAGCTGAACGTCACGGAAGCGGCTGCCGATCGCCGGATAAAGGCAGAGAAACGCATTGAGCGGATGCGGCAGGAGAAGAATGAACTCGAACGCATCCTGCGGAAGGTTGATCGGGCGCTCGATGGCGTGAGCGAGCTAGACTGCGATCTCGTACGCGGGCATTATATCAACGGGGAGAGTTGGCAAACGCTCGGAGACAGGCATTTCTGCTCCGAGAAATGGGCGAGAGACAGAGGCGGCAGGGCACTCCGCGAGGTTTCCTATATGGTGTTTGGGATCTATGTTGGACCGAGGCAGATGAGGTTTGTGTTTGTGGGATAATAAATATTCTTCACGATAAGCTTAATATGATAGCCGTATAGCATATTTGCTGGTATAATATAATCGAAGTGTAGGAACTAATAAGGGAGGATTATATTTATGAGCAAATTAAATGACATCTATGAATTTCTTGATGGAGAGGAAAACGCAAAAATCAATCTATATTTTACGAGGAAGGCTAAATCTGGGTATATGACATTTTCTCCGAATGTAGATAGAGCTATGTTTGGTGATTTATTGGGATTAATTCGAAAAGTCATTTCAGAAAAGAAGGAATACGAACTTGTAGAGTTCAACCCTGTGGGATACAGAGATAAAACCGTAGAGACATGTAATATCTCATATGTTGGAAATCACGATGAGATATTGCAGAGCTTTTCACATCCGGAAAGTGTAGAGACAGGGCTTAACCCAGATGATTTGACATTCTATTGCATGGAGATTACGAAATCAGAAGAAGTATGTAGACTGTTTCGTAGGGTTACAAAGTTTCGAAAAATATCTTCTAAAGGAATTTTAGGATGGTTTTCTGGTGATAAATTAAATCGTATGGAACATCAGATGATTGGCTTAGACGGATTTGTTGATTTAATTGAGTATGGTGACACCTTATATATTTTGAATCATATTGCTCTTGAACGGATTTTTCGTTTAGAAGAGGAGTTTTCAACTAGGGCAGAGGAAGCATTATCTATACTAAAAGCTACAGGTAGAATTGAGAATTTTGAACAATTTGAAGAAGATTGTTTAAGTGATCATCGATATCATAAGACTTTAAGTAAGATGTTGCAGGATAACGAGGATTTGGGCAAGGCTTTTGATCATTTTGAGAATATCCGTGAAGTTGTTGAGATGTTTAGTTTGGAGATTGAGTTGGTCGATGGCGATGTTCCAAAAATTCAGTATCAAGACAAGAGCCAAAGAATGGATATTTTGAGGATTATAAACGATGCCTACTATAGGAGTATCATCAGGGAAAGAAAAGGTATTGACACGGATCGGTAGCATTGAGGAGGCGAATTGATATGGGAGGTAGAGAATGGCTTGTTCGATCAATAATGTTTGTGTCATCCTATTTCCCTTTGTATATTCTGTTATTGATTTATCAATGGGAAAGTATTTTTAATAATATTTTTTCTATTAATTTAAATGTTATGCCGGTTGGAGTTTTTATATTTTTACTTTTCGGCATAGGTATATCATTTTTAAGTGTATTTTTGTTGAAACATGTGACTGCAGGGAATACGTGTAGGGTACAGGAGGTAAAACGGCCTGATGATAAAGTCATGGATTATGTTTTTACATATATTTTACCCATTGTAAGTTTGTCGATAGAAAACCCTGTAACAGTATGGGGAAATTTACTGTTGTTCTTATTGCTTTGGTATCTATATGTGCGCTTAAATCTATTGTTCATTAACCCGCTGTGGGTTATCTGCGGATATACTTCATATGAATATCTTAATGGGCATTTGATAACGGATATGAGATTCGATGAGATAAAAAACAGAGAAGAATTGGAAGGAGTGTTTCTTGCTAATGGTGTATTTTTAGCACATCGAAAAGAAAATCCTATAAAATAGATTATTGATTATAGTAGAATTTTTGTATAGGAGGCATTTTATTTATGGAAATGGGATCATTTGTAACAAGTGTGATTATTCCAGGAGTTATATCATGGTATGTTGCAAAAAGAGAAATAACCTCAAAACAAACCACTACATATAAGGAGTTAATCACAGCAGAAAGGATAAAATGGTTAAACAACATTCGTGAGGAAATATGTAATTTATTAAGTACAGCGCGAGAAATGGCAATTAATTATATTGAAGAATCATATATACTATCAGACGAAGAGGCGGGTGAGCCTGCGAGTATAAAGAAAGAAAAGCTTGATAGACTTTATGATGAATATGGAAACCTCATTAATCAACTAAAGAGAAGCGTAACCAAAATTGTACTATGTATTAATCCAGAAAAAGATATTGATTTCAGAGATAAAGTTAGAAAATTTAGTGAAGATATTTACAATATGTCTAGAGATACACGTGTGGAAGAAGACGGATTTGGCTCATTAATTGAAAAAATGGAAGAGGACTGTCAAGACTTTCTTAAGAGAGAGTGGGAGCAAATTAAGGAAGAGGCTAAAGCTATGATAGAAAATAATGCTAGCTAACATGTGGATAACTTTTTTCTGAAAATCGACTACATTTTCACGGACATTTTGTTCCGTTTTTGTTCCGTTTTTTGCCGCCAAAGTGTGGTATGATAGTAGCATGAAAATATAGCGAGCTGCGATAAGCGTCCGAAAGGGCGCTTTTCTTGTTGGCAAAAATAGGAGGTGATGTAATGGCACGGCCACAGAAAGAGATTGATAAGAGAGAGTTCGAAAAGCTATGCGGATATCAGAGTACACAGCAGGAAATTTGTTGGTGGTTCGGTGTCACAGATAAGACGCTTAATGCGTGGTGTAAACGCACATATCACATGAGTTTTTCCGAAGTTTTTGCGCAAAAACGCGGTATGGGGTTGATATCCCTGCGCCGGATGCAGTTCCAGCTTGCAGAAAAGTCGGCGGCGATGGCAATTTTCCTCGGCAAGAACTACCTCGGGCAAAAGGACGCTCAGGATGTGCCAAGTGCGCCGGGCACGATCACCTTTACATTCAATCGCGAGGATGCCGCGAATGCAGACTAATATCGCAGGTCTTATCGCTCCGGCGTTTGACGATGTGTTCTACGACGTGCAGGCGCATGGACATACACATTATTGGCTGAAGGGCGGGCGCGGCAGCGCGAAGTCGTCTTTCATCTCCATTGTTGCGCCGCTCCTGCTGCTCCAAAAACCCGATTGCCACATGATTGTCATGCGTAAGGTCGCGCGGACGCTCAAGACGAGCGTCTACAATCAGATGGAGTGGAGTATTGCGCGGCTCGGGCTGTCGGATCGGTTCAAAATGCGCTCAAGCCCGCTTGAATTTGAGTATATGCGCACGGGGCAAAAGATTCTGTTCTTCGGCGTGGACGACAAGAGCAAGATCAAGTCGCTAAAGCTCCCGTTCGGCTATACGGGTATCATATGGTTCGAGGAGCTAGATCAGTTTTTCGGCATGGAGGAGATTCGAAATCTGCTCCAGTCGCTCATGCGCGGCGGCAATCGCTTTTGGGTGTTCTACTCCTACAATCCGCCGAAGAGCGTGAATAACTGGGTGAACCAAGAGACGATGATCGAGCGCCCCGACCGCCTCGTCCATCACTCCACATACAAGACCACGCCGCAGTCGTGGCTCGGCGATGCGTTCATTGCGGATGCCGAGGAGCTGCAGCGGCGCAATGAACTTCTCTATCGCCACGAATACGAGGGCGAAGTCACGGGGACGGGCGGCGGCGTCTTTGACAACGTCGTGGACATGGATATGACCGACGAGCAGATCGCGGGATTTGGCCGTCTGCGGCACGGGCTTGATTTCGGCTTTGCCGTCGATCCGCTCGCTTATGTAGATATGCACCTTGACACAAAGCGCGGGGAGCTCTACATATTCGGCGAGGTATACGGGCAGAAAATCAGCAACAAGCGCGCGGCGGACATCATCGCTCCGCGCGCCGGCGGGCGCGTGATCGGCGCGGACAGCGCGGAACCGAAGTCAATTGCAGAGATGCGCGGCTATGGGCTCAATGTGATCGCGGCAAAGAAAGGCCCCGACAGCGTAGATTATGGGATACAGTACTTGCAGCGCTTCTCAAAAATCTACATCGACAAGCGGCGCGCGCCGAATACCTACCGCGAGTTCGTCGGCTATGAGTACGAGCGTAACCGCGAAGGGGAGTTCATTTCGGCGTATCCCGACAAGGATAATCATACGATTGACGCCGTACGCTATGGACTGGAGCGCGACATGCTGCGCGCGAGGATCACGCCGAAACGGGCGAACATCTACTAAGGAGGGAAGGCTTTGAACAACGAAAAGGATGCTATATACACGCTCCTGCGCGATGCCTATTTCGGCGACGGGCAATTTGAGAGCGGCGGGGCGCTTGTGAAGCATGCACGAGAAAGCGCCGAGAACTACGCCAAGCGGCGGTGCCTTGCCTATTACCTCAATTACACGGGCCCCATCGTCAACGCGTCCGTCGATCCGATCTTTCGCAACGAGATTGCCCGCGAGTATAACGACACAGCGAAATTCAAGATGTTCCTCGACGATGCCGACCGTACGGGCACGGATTTGCAGAACTATATCCGCCGCATGGCGGTCGCGGCAAAGCTCTACGGCGTCGTATATATCGTCGTCAACAACGAGGCGAGCATCGGCGCGACGGTGCAGGATAACCTCGATGTGCGCGCCCTGCCGTATCTGACCGCCGTCCTGCCGCAAAGCGTCATGCATTGGAAGTTCGACGAACGCGGGCGGCTCGTTGAGTTCACCTACAAAGACACCGTGCAGGACGCGGAGGACAAGACCCGTACGCGGTTCTACCTGTGGACAGCTCAAGAATGGCAGGTACAGGACGAGAACCGGCAGACCATCGCGCAGGGATATAATAACATCGGGCGCGTCCCTGTTGTTCAGTGGTTCGGGCGCAGCGCTGATCCGACGGAGATGCTTCCCTCGCCCGAGTTCCTGTCCGTCGCGCAGACGAATTACCACGTCTATCAGCTCTGCTCGTGGCATACGCAGATACTTCAGAATCAGACGTTCAACATCCTTACGCTCCCCAACAGTGGGCAGGAGGATATTACCATCGGCACGAACAACGTGCTGACCTACCCACCCGAGAGCACGCACACGCCCGCATTCATTGCGCCCGACGCCGCGCCCGCAAACGTCCTCACCGATCAAATCGACCGGCTCATACGCGAGATGTACCGCATGAGCGGGCTTGATTCGGTCATCGGCGTGCAGACGGCGAAATCGGGCGTCGCGCGGCAATGGGACTTTGAACGAACGAATCAGCGGCTCGTCGACTTTGCGATCCAATGTGAAGAGGCGGAAAAGGCGATTGTCGCCCTCTATGAGGCGTGGACGGGCGAGCGTATCAATTACACCTGCGAATATCCGCGTGACTTCAAGATCGCGGACGTTGCCGCAGACCTCGCCGAGGCACAGCAGGCGATTGACCTAGGCTTTGACAGCAAGTCCTTCCGCATTGAGGTTGCGCGCAAGGTACTCACGGCGTATCTGCCGAACATTGAGCCGGATGTCTACGATGCGGTGATCAGCGAGATGGAGGCGGCGGCAGATGCCATAACACGGGCGGAGGAGTTCGCAAATGAATCTAACGGAGACGAGAGCACAGGCGCGAAGGTTTGAGCAGCGGATACGGGAGCTATTAGCCGAGGGTTATCCCGTCCGTGCGGCTGTGCGGCGTGCCTATAAGGAATATCCCGTCATGGAGGTATTGCGCGATGAAATATCCGACCAAATACGAAGAGAAGCGGAGACGGGATACGGCGAACCGCTGCCGAACGGTATCACCGACCGCCTATTCACGCAGAGCTGGGCGCCCGATAAACTCATCCTCTCGGAGCGCACAACACACGGCGTCCTGTATGTGCAGCAGATGGTCGCAAAGACTATAGAGGAGCGAATCAAGAAAAATAATACCTACAAAAACACCGCTATTGCCATATTCGAGGGCTACGGCGAGGGCGGCGTTATCCCCGAACAGGACATACCTAAATTCCTGCGAGAGTTAGAACAACAGGGAAGGCACGCAAGCATCGATATGAAAGAGGTGCGGGCGATGCTGCGGGAGATTCGTCCGCGAGTAGAAAAACTCACGACGCCCGGAATGCGCGCGGCCTATTCCAAGATGCTCAATGCGATCGAGGATCAAAGCGAGACCGCCCTTGACAACGCAATCATGGCAGCAACGCAGGAGCGCACGCGCTACTATGCCGAGCGCATCGCTCGAACGGAGATGCACAGGGCATACATTGACGGCTTTGTGGCGCGGTGGAACGATGATAATGATTGCGTCGCGTATCAATGGAAACTGTCGTCGCGGCATCCGTGCTTTGACATCTGCGACCTCTATGCAAAGGCGAATCTTTACGGCATGGGCGCGGGCATATTTCCGAAAGATAAAGTCCCCCTGCTTCCCGCGCATCCGCATTGCATGTGCCGGCTAAAGCCTGTGATCAAGGGGATGCTTGACAACGAGACGCCCGTGGAGCGCATCGAAGAGGGCGGACGCGAATACATCGAGACGCTGACACTCCCGCGGCGACGCTCGCTTCTCGGCGTATACGGAGAGAAAGACGTTGCCGCAGGGCTGAGTTGGACGGCAAAGGCACGAGGGTACAGCGGGGAAAAACTTGTCGGACGGTTGGATATATCATCTGAATCGTTGCCCTCTGCTGTGAAAAATGCTAAAATAAAAGTAACTTTGAACGGGTTAGGCGAGGCACATATACCGGTGAGGAAATTAACAGAATATGCGCTGAATCCCGAGAAAGACATACATAAGGCGCAGGCGTTTGAACAGGCGCTTGGGTATAACCTAAATAACACCGATAAACTGATTGAGAACATTAAGGCGCATATCGGCGAATTTGAACTACAGGAAAAGCCGCGTAATCAGTTCGGCAAAAGATACCAAGTTATCCTTAGTCTAAAAGGGGAGAACGGAAAAGCGGCTAACGTTGTGACGGGGTGGATTCAACCGGATGATGGTAGTGAAACTCACCTTACAAGTATTTACGTCAAGCGAAGGGGGAGGAAAGATGAAACTTGAGCTTTTCGACAAAGTTTTATTGAAAACTGGAGAAATCGCCTATATCGTTGAAATATATAACGACGGCGAGGCGTACGAGGCTGACATTGACCGAAAAAACGGCGACATTGAAACCGAAACTATCCTGCCGACGGACATTGAACGGCTTGTTGCCTAAACAAACATGGATATAAACCGCTTGCATCTGTAAGCGGTTTTTTCATGCCCTCCGTGCTTGACGGCAGGGCATTTTATATTGGCGGGGATAGAAGCCCCATAGGTAGATTGCACAGGAGGCAAGAAAATGGATCTGAAGGACGTATTCAAGGCACTGGAGGCTAGCGAAAATGGCTCTGCAATGGTTGAGGCTGTCAAGACCGAACTCGCGGCGATCCGCAAAGAAGCGGCGGACGCGCGCGTGGGGAAAAACAAGGCGGAGACAGACCTTGCGGCGCTCACGCAGAAACACGGGGAGCTCGAGACCAAACTGGCAGAACTGGAGAAGAAGGGCGCAGGCGACCAGACCGAGCTGCAAAAGGTACAGTCGCAGGTGTCCGAACTCGTTAAAAAGCTTGAGGCGTCGGAGAAGGCCCGAGAGGAGGCAGAGGCAAAACGTATACAGGCTGATATCATGGCTCAGACGGTCGACGCACTTACAAAAGGCAATGCCGTTGATCCTCAAGAATTTGCAAAACTCATTGCGCCGAGCATCAAGGTTAATGATGATGGCAGCTATGAGTATGCAAAAGCAGATGGAACAAAGGGAAGCATCGCCGATTGTGCGGCGGACTGGCTGAGCGGTAAGGCTTGGGCGGTGAAGGATACGCAAAAGCCCGGCAGCGGGACAGGAACCGGCGGGGGCAGTGGAGATAACAACACCGTACAGGCGCAATTTGAACAGGCACTCGGATTATAGGAGGTAAAAGCATATGGCTATCAATACCATTGAAATGGCAAAGATTTTTCAGACCGCGCTCGACAAGCAGATGCTCGTCGGGGCAACGTCTGGGTGGATGGAAACGAACGCAAGCAATGTGAAGTATTCGGGCGGCGACACCGTGCGTATGCCCGAGATTTCGACGACCGGTCTTGCACCGTGACAACGGGTTCAATCAGGGCGCGGTAACGCTGAAGTATGCCAACTACACACTCACGCAGGATCGCGGTCGTACGTTCCACCTTGATTCGATGGATGTCGATGAGAGCAATTTCGTTGCGGCGGCCGGGAACGTCATGGGCGAGTTCCAGCGTCTACAGGTTGTCCCCGAGGTGGACGCCTACCGCTATTCGAAGATTGCGGCGCTTGCCAAGGGGGCGACGCACGAGACAGCGGCATTTACGCCGACGAAAGACAACATTCTTGATGCGCTTGACGCGGATATCACGAAGATTCAGGACATCGTCGGAGACGGCGAGCCGCTCGTCATCATCATGGCGACACCCATTCGTACGATTCTCAACGGTGCGAATAACATTCAGCGTTACCTTGACGTGGCGCAGTTCACGACCGGAAAGATTGATACGAAGGTGCGGACGTATAACGAGATTCCGATTCTCCCCGTACCGTCGGCGCGAATGAAAACGGCGTACGTATTCGCTGACGGTAAGACCACAGGTCAGGAGGCAGGAGGCTTTAAGGCTGACGTTGCCGCAAAGCCGATTAACTGGATCGTTATGGCGCAGCGTGCACCGATCGCAATCTCTAAGACCGACAAGACCCGCATTTTCGATCCCGCGACAAACCAGAAGGCGGACGCGTGGAAGCTCGACTACCGCAAATTTCATGATCTCTGGATTCCGGCAAACAAGCTCGCCGGCGTATGGGTCAATACGGGCGCATAAGGAGGATTATCATGCAGAGATTTGTTCGGCTGAATGAGGTCCAGTATACGGACGATGAACGGCAGGCGAACGCTCTCATGGAGCAGGGATTTGTCCCTGCTCCTCTTGAGGGCGATGTGCAAAAGGAACAGAAGAAGAGCGGCGAGAAGGCCGCTGACGGCAATGGATAGCGCCGACATTTTCCACGAAAACCTTCGGCTTGCGGTCAAGGCAAGCACGATCGAGGTCGCCGAGACAGCGAAGGACGAGCACCGTTATAAAACGCGGTGGGGGCGTCTTGAGAATGCGGTCGATACCTCCTACACACATGACGGCATGGCGGGGCGCGTATTCCTCAATGAGACCATCGCGCCCTATGGTGCCTATGTCCATGATGGAGCGCGCCCGCATGTCATTAAGCTGCGGAACAAAAAGGCGCTCCGTTGGGTGAGGGGAAACGCGTTTATTTTTGCAAAGCGCGTGCATCATCCGGGGTGGAAGGCTGACCCGTTCATCTATGACGCGCTCAGAAAGAACGAGGAGAAGATTATGCGGATATTCGAGCGATATGTCGATCGGGCAAACAAGGAGGTGGAACATGTTCTTACAGGTGGCTGATCTTGCGGATAAAGACGAGCTCCTTGGCTCGGGTGTGACTGAGGAATTGATCGCAGAATCCGAGGAATATCTTGCGCACGAAGCTGAGCGTGTCGGCGTCCTCAAAGAGGATATCAAACCGACGTATTACGTTAAGCAGTTTCTAACGGCACATGTGTTCCGCGAAATATGCAAGCGCCGGAGTTTCGGCGCTCCTCCCGCCACATGGGGCGGCGAGGGAAAGGACAGCTACGCATCGAAGTTCTCGTTCTATAGAGACGAAATGCGAAAGCTCGAACTATCCCTATCGGCAGAGAATTTGACGGGCGAGAAGGGCCGCGGCGGCTATGGTTCCGTGGCGATTTATAGGGGGTAGGAGTATGTTATGGCTCAAGACCCTGGAGCGGCTGCGGGACGCCCTCAAGGCCGCCGATATCGCCGATGAGGTCATTATCGGCGGATATGCGCCGACAGATGTGAGGCCAAACCCCGAGGGGAAAGGCTTTATTTATTTGCAGCGTGACCGCGAGCGCCCCGAAGATACGGACATGATCCCTTCCCTCAGCGTCCTCTGCACCATTGACGCGTGGGTACGCTCCGACAGCAAGGACCCCGCCGACGGGTACGCGGCGATTGCCCGGCTTGAGAGCGGCATTGAGACGGCGCTACAGAAATTCGCGCGGGAAACAACGTGGATGGATCATGACGTGCAGATGCTGAGGCTGCGCATCACAGAGACCGCAGGAGACGGAGACAGTATGCGCCCATGCGTCGGCAGCCGGTTTAGCATTGAGATCATCCTTTGCAGATTGACAGATTAGGAGGCAGCAATGGCAAATACACAACAGGCCCGCGGATATAAGTCCGCGATGGTCGTTGACTTTGAAACGGCATTCGGGCAGGTCCCCGCGACGAAGAAGGGGATCGTCCTGCCGATGAACTCGAACGAGCTCAGCAAGCAGCAGACGCTTGTTGAATCGGACACAATTACGAATACGCGTAATGACACACAGCCCGCACTCGGGCGCGTCAGCGTGGACGGCGACATTACTATGCCCGCCGATTATATCGCGTCTGGGTACATGCTCAAGGCGCTCTTCGGCAATCCCAAAACCACGGGAACGGCGCCGAACAAGACGCACGTCTTTACGGTCGGGGACGATCAGCCGTCGCTTATTGTCGAAAAGGCGTTCCCCGACCTCAGTAAATACGTCCGTTATCTCGGCGTGAAGATCAATACCTTCTCCGTCGAATACGGGCAGGACAGCGAAATGACGTTTAAGTATAACGTCATGGGCGCCTCCCGCGAGCAGGACGGCACGGCATACGACACGGCGGCCAAAGCGGCAAAGATGCTGCGTATCGCGCAGAATCACGCCTACGTCAAGATTGACGGCGCGGAAAGCCGCATCGTCAAAGAGGGATCGCTTGAGGTCAATGCGAACCTCGACGGCGACCAGTACGTTGTCGGCGGCGGCGGTGTGCGCGGGGATATCCCGGAGGGGCTGATGAAGGTGTCGGGCTCTCTTAAGGCCCTTTTCACGTCTACGGAGTGGATGGACAAGGCCGACACGGGAGCCGCGGTTTCTATGGAGATCGGCTTTAAGCTCGACGAGAATACGCAGCTCGTCTTCCTCATGCCGTCCGTGCAGTTCGAGCCGTTCGACGCGCAGATCAGCGGCCCCTCGGGCGTCGTCGTCGACGTCAAATGGCGTGCATTCTCGGCGGATGCGTCGAGCATCGTCAAGGTAACGCTCAAGAATCAGCAGGAAAGCTATTAAGGGGGATGCATACAATGGCGGATAAGGAGAAAAAGGAGTATATCGTGCCGATTCGCGCGCTTACGGTGAAGGAGATGCGCGAGCTGCGCAAGGCGGGGCTCGACCCTGCCTTTGCAAAGGGGGAGGACGAGAACACCGTCTTTTTCGCAGCGGTGGACTGGATTCTCGAGCACGTCTACGGCGGCGCCGTTACGGACGATATGCCGTACAGTGAGGCGTTCCGTCTTGCGGCGGATACCTACGCCATGACGTACGGCAGGGAGAAAGCGATAAAAAACTAATTGGCGTCTATCGATGGGAGCTCTCGCCGAGCCGTGAATACTGCGATACCTGCCACGCCCTGCATATGCAGGACGGACAGGAACCGCCGTGCCGCGGATGTGAGCATGAGCGCCCTGCGCTGATGGACGAGAACAATGAGGCGTGGTATCTGTGGCGGCACGTGCAGACACAGATACGCACGTCTTTTTCGGGGATTGTCGGGCTGGACTATCCCGCGATGATGCAGGTGGCGGCGATTCTCGGCATTGAACTTGACGCCGCGATGCTGCATAAAATACAAGCGCTTGAGGGCGTTTTATTGGAGGAGGTGAGACCGAAAGATGGCAAGTAAAGAGATCTCTGTATCGATACGGGCGAAGGACTATGCGTCCCGTGTTGTTGAGCGGGTGAAGAGTACGTTTTCCACAATCAAGGATAAGACGATCAGTGTCAATGCCGCAACAAAAGGCGCGCAGGCGGCAGTCGAGAGCGTGAAACGCACGATTGACAGCGTTAAGGATAAAAACGTCAAAGTAACTGCGGCAACACAGAGTGCCGAGACGAATGTTCGACGCGTCAAAAAGGAGGTGCAGGAGTTAGGCGCAGCAAGCGCGGGGGCGCAAAGCGGGACGAGCTCGCTTTCCTCGGGGCTCAGCATGCTTGGAACAAAGGCGATGGCCGCAGCTACGGCGCTTGTCAGCGTGACAGCGATTATTTCCGCTGCGAAGTCCGCATTTATCGATTACAATACCGAACTCGAGCAGACGCGCACCGCATTTACATCCATGCTCGGCTCTGCGAACGAGGCGAATACACTGCTTTCTGACCTTCAGAAATTCGCGGCTGAGACGCCGTTTGAAATGCCGGGGGTTCGCACCGCCGCACAGCAGCTTCTAGCGTTTGGCTATGACGTCAAAGAGGTTATTCCGACGCTGACAGCACTCGGAAACGCCGCCTCGGGGCTCGGCAAGGGGCAGGAGGGATTTAATCAGCTCGCTTTTGTCTTTGGGCAGATCCGCACAACAGGTAAGCTCATGGGGCAGGACGTCATGCAGCTTGCGCAGGCGGGCGTTCCGGTCAAGGAGATTCTTGCAAAAAATCTAGGTCTCACGAAAGACCAGCTTGCGGAAATCGGTGCACAGGGGATTGACGCCAATATCGCGATCCAAGCACTCATCGACGGTATGAACGAGCGGTTTCCTCAGATGATGGAAAAGCAGTCGCAGACGTTTGAGGGCGTCCTTTCGAATATTAAGGATAACCTTGGTCAGGCATTCGGCGGGTTCGGCATGGGGATCTTTGCCGAGGCGAAAGGTGCGCTCCTTGAGATCAAAAACATTACGGATCAGATGCTCGCCAATGTGCAGGGAGGGAAAAACATATTTGCAGGGCTTTTGCCCGAAGACTACCTTCAAAAAATACGTACGGCATGGGAGGATATTAAAAGCATCTTCGCGGAGTTCAAGCCGCTTGCGTCCGCGTTATTTGAAGGCGGGATTTCCTCCGGGAAAATGTTTGTTGATATGCTGCGCATGATTTCTCCCCTGCTGAAAGGGATTGCGCGTGCGTTTACATTCGTCGCAGCCGCCGCGACAAAAGCGCTCGCGATTGTTTACGAGGCGATCGATACTGTTCTAGAGGTTGCTCTTGAGGTCGAACGGTTCTGGAGTGAAGCTGCGGATGTTATTGCGGATTCATTTGCCGAGCTGTGGGAATGGATTAAATCCACTGCAAAATCTGTTTGTGATGCCGTCCTCTCCTTCGTTCACTGGCTCGTCGATGGCGTTGTGAGTGCCGTCCCGTCTATCGCAGATGCGTTTGGCAGTGCGTTTGACGATGTGGCGGCTTTTGCGCGAAGCTGTATGGAGACAGTCGCAAGCCTTATCGACTGGGTCATTGGGAAAATCCGCGAGGGGCTTATGTGGCTCAGACGGTTCGAAATTGCCCGCGCCGCAGAGGACGCAGGGGCACGTGCATATAAGCATATCGCGGATTTTGTGGGTATCGGTAATACACCGCAGTACAGTAATGCGCCCGGTGCGGAGGACGAGGACTTTTTCAAGCATTTAGCAGAATATAAGTCGTCTTCCCCTCCTCCTGCTTCCTCCGGAAGAAGCGGGGGCGTTGCCGGAAAGACGAGCGCCGGACGCTCCGGCGCGAGCAAGGCCGCACAGGAAGCAAAGCGCCTCACCGAAAAGGTGAAACAGCTCACGGAGAAGGTACAGCAGGATGTTGCCGGTCTTACGCGAGATATCGCAGGCGAGATTGGCACCGTCTACGAAAAAGCGATGTCCGCTCTCGAACAGAAAATTGAGGGCATGCAAAAGGACATCAATGAGGCTGCTACGCTTGGTATCGATACCGGCGCGCTCACGGTCAAAATGAATGAATATGCTGCAATCATCAAGGAAAAGGCCGTCAAGGCGTGGCGCGAAGCGAACGAGGATATCAAGAGCGATACGGCGCTCCTATGGGCTCAGATCAACGGTAATGTCCGAGAGGAGGCCGAAATTACCTATGAGATCGGCGTCCGCAAGATCGAGCGGGAGCGCGAGAACAAGCTCAAAGAGATCGCCATGACGAAGGACAGCGCAGAGGCACGTGTGGAGATTGAGCGGTGGGCAGCAGCGCAGATAGCGCAGCTCGAAAAGGCACGTGCTGAGGCGATGCGCAAATCTCCGCTCACCGTACAGGACGCATGGAAGGCGACCCTTGAAGACCAGTACGAAAAACTCAAGGACACGGGCGCGCAGATGAAGGACTTTACGGACTCCCTCTATAGTTCCCTTGCGGATGGCTTTACAAATAGCTTTCAGGGGGTTCTCACGCACGGGTTTAAGGGGATTCAGGAAGCGTTTTCCAACATGCTGAAGAATATTCTCAGCGCCATTGCAAAGTTCCTCGTCAATCACATGGTAACGCGCTGGCTCAGCATGATGACGGGCGGCGGCACATCGGGCAAAACAAGTGCGCTCGTTGGCAGTGCGTCCACGGTGGCAGGGGAACTTGCAGCAGGAGGAATTACCAAAGGATTCGGTATCGGATTTGGTATCGGCAAACGCGCAACAGGCGGTCCCGTATCGATGGGGCGCGCGTATCTCGTCGGTGAGCGCGGTCCCGAAATATTCCGCCCAAATCAGCCGGGGCGCATCCTAAACAGCCTGCCGCCCGGCAGCAGTCAGCCGAGTATCCGCGTTATTATCAACAACAACACAAATGAGCGCATGACGGCGCGGACAGAGACGAAATTCAACGGCTCTGAGTACATCACAAACGTCGTTATTGACGCGATCGCCACGAATAAAAATGGCATGCGCGATGCATTGAAGGGGGCTGTGTAAATGGACTTTCCGCAGATAAAACCGCCTGTCTTTCCTATCAAAGAGACTATCCCCGATACGGCGATTAAAGGAAAGCTCGAGAATCAGGTCATTCTCGCCCGTAAGCGGTTCACCCGCACACCGATGACGTTTGAACTCACGTGGACAGCACTCCCGGAGGCGGACTATGAGAAGCTGCGTGCGTTCTATCGGGAAGTTAATGCCGCCGTGGCGTTTCGGTGGGCTTATCCCATAGGGGCGGGCGGCGCGTTCTCGGGTAAGGTTTTCAATGTTCGTTTTGACGGGGAGTTCTCCTTTTCCTGTACGAATCACGGATACTGGGAGGGCAGTATCAAATTGACGGAGGTGTAAGGAGTGCTCGAACTTTCGCAGGCGAGTATCATCGAAAAGAATAAAGTATCGACGGGTGGCGTTTGGCTGCTCGCGCTCGAGGCGCAGATCCCCGGAAACACGCTCTACCTTGTCAACAATACGGAGAACGTCATGCTCGCCGGGCGGGAATACACGGCGTTTCCGTTTGCTCTCGAGGACATCACGGAGAATGGGAAGGAACTGCCGAACGTGAAGCTCACTGTCTCCAACGTCACAGGGACGATACAAAACTACGTTGAGGCGAACAACGGGCTCGGCGGGTGTCCCGTCATCATCCGCGTATTCCAAACGAACATCCCCGATGTCGCGGAGATTGAGGAGTTTTTTGTTGTGACAAGCGCGACATGTGACGCCGAGCTTGTGACATTCACACTCGGCACGGATTTTTCCTTTACACGGCGCTTCCCTCCCGTGCGCATCATGAAGGACTATTGCCCGTTTAAGTTCAAAGGACTCTCCTGCGGGTATAAGGGGAGCGCGGATAGGTGCAATAAGACGCTCGCGCGGTGCCGGGAGCTTGGCAACAGTATTCGTTTCGGCGGGGAGGCGACAATCCCGCAGGGAGGGCTCTATGCGTCCAATCACACATGAGTTCATCGGCAAAACGTGGGTGGAACTGCCATGTTATGAGCTGGTCGTCGCCTACTATGCTGCACAGGGGATTACACTGCGCCCATATGAAGACTATTGGACGGGAGCGGCGACGGACGCGGGGCGTATGGAGTGGCGACAGGTTAATGAACCACAGGAGGGGGACATCATCGTCATGAACCTCACCGGGCATGCAGCAGATCATGTCGGCATCTACATGGGCGGCGGAAAGTTCATGCACTCAACGGAATATGCGGGGGTCTGCATGGAGGAGATTGCACGGTACCTGCGGCGCATTATGGGGTTCTATCACTATGTTGGGGAGGAGGGAAGCGCTTGATACAGCTCGTCATTGTACGCAATCCGTTTGACGTTAAGCGGCGCGAGATGCAGGAAGTCGTCTGCCGTGAGGGGATGCCGATTCACGCCTATTTTAACGAGCCGGGACGGTGGCAGTACGCCATTAACGGGCGTGTTGTCGGGGCGTATGCCGTGCCGCAGGATGGGGACTGTGTCGTCATCATTCCGTATGTCGGCGGCAAGGTGCTCGGCTTCATCCTCACGATCGGGCTTTCTATCCTTACGTCCGGCATCGCGTCGGGTGCGCTTCTCAGCGGGCTAAGCTTCGGGTGGCGCATGGTAACGGCACTTGCGATCGGCATGATTGGAGGATCGCTTGTTTCCCGTCTCAATGCGCCGCGGATTGACCGCAGCAATGCGAATCTCGAACAGTCTCCGACATATGGTTGGAGCGGTACGGGCACGCTCACGGGGCAGGGGCATCCGCTTGCCGTTACCTATGGCGCGATGAAGTCGGGGGGTGTGCTGCTGTCACGGCATATCGTCAGCGACGGGCAGAAGCAATACCTGCATCTGCTCTATTGCGCAGGCGAGGGGGAACTCTCTGATATTCGAAACATCCGCATCAACGAGAACCCGGCAGAAAACTACAAGGGCGTGCAGATTGATATACGGTATGGTACAAACGACCAGAAGCTCATCCCGAACTTTGACGACAGCTATGCCGATCAGCCGCTCAACTACACTCTTTCGGGATCATGGTCAACGCATGAGATACAGGGCAATGCTGCGACGGGGATTGAAATTACAGTCGCTCTGCCGAACGGGCTCTATTACAGCAACGACAGCGGCGGTATGGACGCGACGGCGGTATATATTGCCGCCGAATGCCGTATCGTAGACAGCGGGTCGGACTGGATCGCGCTTCCCATTCACAACGGTACGGGGCTTGATTCTTTTCTCACGCTCAAAAACGGCGGATGGGTAAAAACCATATCGGGCGCGGTGATTCATGCGGGAGATTATACCGGGACGATTCGTGAGGCGACCAATAAGGGGATCTACCGTGCTTATCGATTTGAGGGGCTGCCGCCCGGTCGCTATGAGGTGCGCTTGAGGGCGTCCAAAGATGGCTCGGATATCCGGCACGTGAATGCGGTCTACTGGACGCAGCTCACGCAAATCATCTATGACGACTTCATTCATCCGGGGAAGGCGCTCATCGGCATTCGTGCCCTTGCCACAGAGCAGCTCAGCGGTAACGATCCGACCGTGACATGGGTGCAGGAGCGGGCAAAGGTCTATGTATGGAATCCGTATAAACGGTTGTATGAGGAGCAGGAGGCGAGCAATCCCGCGTGGGCGTGCTATGACATCCTGCATCAGTGCCGCAGGATTGGCGGGCGGTATGAAGTGCACGGCGAACGCGCCGAGCGCATCGGTTATGACGCGTTCAAGGCGTGGTCGGAGAAGTGTAAGGATGAGGGGTATACATTCAACTATATTTACGATAGCGCCATGCAGTTATGGGAAGCACTCAAATATCCCGAGACCGTCGGACGCGGCAAGGTCATCATGCAGGGGACGAGATTCACCTGTATCTATGACTACGCAGCCGCGCCGACACAGCTCTTCACTGTCGGCAATATTAAGCAGGACAGTTTCAAAGAGGAGTTCCAAGGCACACAGGGGCGCGCAAATGCCGTTGAAATATCTTTCATGAATAAGGCAAAGAACTACGAAAGGGACGTTCTCCCCGTGTTCGGCGATGCCTACGACGCAACGGACAGTCTCACAAGCCCGACGCAGATTGAACTCATGGGCTGCACGGACGTCAAGCAAGCGTACAAACACGGGAAACACGCCCTGCGCGCCAATAAGTACGAGCTGCGTACCTGCACGTTCGAGGCATTTGTGGATGCGATCGCCTGTACGCTCGGCGATGTGATCCTCTTACAGCATGACGTGACGGATTGGGGTGCCGGCGGGCGTGTCGTCGCGTGTGATGGCGCCAAGGTCACACTTGACCGTGCTGTCACGATGGAGACGGGCAAGAAATACCGCCTGATGATCCGCGACAGCAAGACCGATCGGCTCGATACCTACGAGGTTAAGAGCGTGTCAGGGGACGTTGTGATGCTCACGCAGACGGCACAGATTGCGGCGGATGATCTTTATACCTATGGAGAGGCAACGAAGGAGGCAAAGCCCTTCCGTGTCCTTGCTATTACCAAAGGCATGACGGAGCAGACGCGCAAGATTACCTGTATGGAGTATTATCCGGAGCTCTACGCGGGAGATGATAGCGACGTTCCAATCATCGACTATACGACCCAGAGCGACGCGCTCAAGGTGGATAGCCTCTCCCTCGTTGTCGCCCCGAAGACCCTTGTGGACGGAACGACGCTCTATGATATCAATATTTCGTGGATTCTTCCGCGCGGGCGGGCGGCCAAGCAAATACGTGTCACGTATAAACGAGCAGGCGAGACGGCGTACGCGTTGGCGGGAACCTATGACGGAGGTGCAACGGGATGTGTGATCGCGGGTGTCGCGACAGCCGAAAGCTATACCGTTGCAGTCGCCTGTATCAACGATGCGGGGATCGCGGGCAAGGAAGTGGCGCAGACGGTTTACACAGCACCAAAAGATGCGCCGCCGCAAACGGTCAAAGGGCTCGTCGTGGAACAGGATGCAGGCAATAGCAGCGTTCTTCATTTGACGTGGCAAGCGAATCCCGAACCCGATATTCTCGGATATCGCCTCTTCGACGGAGCTGAGAAAGTTCTTGTTGACCTCGTTGGCGGGACGAGTCACGACTACTTTATTCCTGCGTCGGGAACGTATGTCTTTGCGGTGAAAGCGGTCAATCGATCCGGGCAACTATCGGAAGCGGCAGCGCAGGTGTCTATCAATGCCGTGGTATCTGAAAAAAGCGTTGCGGTGCCGGACGCACCGAAAAGAGGCGAGATTTTCTTGCGGGACGGCAGCGTGGTCGCCGCGTGGGATGCTGTAACAAACACGTTCATAGACTTCTATGAAGTTCGCACAGACGATAAAACGGGACAGGCGGCAGGGCTTCTTGTAAAAACGACGGATATTCGTTCCGCCGTTTCTCCGGCTGCACGAAGCGGAGGAGTGTTCGTATACGCGCATAACCCCGTCAAGGGATATGGCGCGCCTCTTACACTAGACTATGATTTTCCTGCGCCCATAGCGCCGAAACTCAGTATTGCAACTGTCCTGCAAGGATTTACTATTCGCATATCCAATATGCCCGCAGGGGTTAAACTGACGCGTGTCTATGTCGAGATCGACGGCACTATATCGGTATTGGAGACGACAACGGGGATAATGTCATTTACAGGAGTGGCAGGTGTCTACAACGTTCGCGCGGCTTTTGTTGACGCATTCGGCGAAGGCACTTATTGCGATTCCGAACTCGTTACCGTAAAGAATACCATCCCCGACGAGTGGCTGAAAAACATCAAGATCGGCATCGAGCAGGTAGATGAAACGATTAAGGATGCACTCGACAAAGGCAAGGCGGTGGCTGAAAGTTACACAACCATCGTTAAAAAAGTCGATGGCGCATACACCGCGATCACGCAGCTCGGCGATGACATCAACCTGCGCGTCAAGAAGGGAGATGTAATCAATCAGATTAACCTCTCCCCGGACGGCGTACAGATCGATGGGAAGTTCCTACACGTCACGGGAGACACAAAGTTTGAGCGCGGTGTCATCGCGAAAAACATTGAAGCAGGGAGCATCCAAGGAGACCGCATCGTCGCGGGTTCTATCGGTGCTGACCGGTTGCGGGTCGCCGAGCTGTCGGCGATAACCGCCAAGATTGGCACGCTGCGCACAGCCGACAGCGGCGCGCGGACGGAGATCCATGACAACTTGATCCTCGTCTATGACGATAAGGATAGATTGCGTGTAAGAATGGGGGTATGGTGAGATGAGCATGTATACTGTAGTAGGGCTCGTGTTGATTGTGGCGATAGTGTTCCTCTTGTGGAAACGGAGGGCAAATTCGAGCACGGAAAGCCCTCCTGCAAAGGAAGAGCCGATCAGTCCGCAGAAACCGACGCATAAGGTTGAACCTGCGACGATGGAGTATCCCGTCACAATCTACAAAGACGGTGTGCCGATGAAAGGATGGGCGAAGGAGATGCCGCAGGGCTTACAGGTCTTTGACGAAAACGGTAAGATAAAAGTCGACATGACTAAGCGCCTTACAAAGGTTCTTGGTGCCATGACAATCTCGGGAACCGGAGAATTGACGTTTGAGCAGTATCCGAATCAGCATCCGTGGATGGTCGTACTAGTCCATCCTTTTGGGGTAAACAATGAACATCCTGTGTTGGGGATAACTGACTGTCGTATTTACTGGAAGAATACTCCCGCGCCATATGGCGGGATGATACTGTACGGAGTGTATTAATATGGACAGATATTTTGAGTGCCTCAGTGAAGATGATGAACGCGTAATCCTCAATGACTCTTTCCAAAATCTTGAGCTTATTGAGATCGTACCAATGTCACGATGCGAGAAACGCTCAATTAACGGAAGCGTTGATTATGTAGTTTCGCAACCGAATAATGCGGCGAAGGATGACTATTATTTATTCGGCGTCAGTTTAGCAGAGTTGCAGGGAAAATCCTTTTGCGTAGATATCGCGCGCCAATATGACAGCCCTAATACATGGGCGCTCATGCAGTTTTATGATCCACCGACCCTTTTTACGACCGTAGCAAGGGACGACATCGTTAAGGTAGGAAACCTGTATATATTCGGGACGAAAAAGCGTAGCCCATCCGAGCACCTCACAGGGTTGGAGGTCTTCGATGCAAACGGAAGAGTGGTATATTCCTCTAACGCGCGATACCTTGATGTAAGCTATTGCGGTGGAGATGATCCCGCGTCGTATGCGTACGATGCAGATACGCTGTTGTTTCTGCTGTCTGAAGACATAATTGTGGATCAGGTCATCTACCTAGAGGCGGGAACAGTGGGAAGCAACAGAGCGTGGAAACCGTTGATTAGCGTGTCGAATAACACAGTATCCATTAATAAAGTACTATTAGAGCACAAATACGAAGGGGTACCGCCGAGGTATGATCCCATCGTAGATTGGTATTCTGAAGTCCATGCTTATGCATATATGATCGCAAAAGCCGTTTAAGCTTCATGCCGCTCAATAGGGCGGCTATTTTTATACACTGAAAGGAGAATGCTATGTTGGATATCATGATGAAGGTGTTGGAGAGACTACAGGAAGCGTGGGCATTCAAAGTCTGTACGTCCTGTGTGATCGCAATTGTCTCGCACACGCATTTTCAAATGTTCATGGCGTTCAGCGCGCTCGTGTTCATCGACTTTTTCACAAAGCTGCTCGCATTGTCGCGGCAGCATCTCATTGACCGCGGCCGCAAGAAAATCCATTTTTGGGCGTGTCTCAAGAATATCCGTAAGGCACGGCGCGCAGGCTATATCCGCAGCAGCGAGATGAGAGTGCGCTTTGCCGCCAAAATGCTAATGTATCTAGGACTTGTCGCGGCGGCACGGCTCGTTGACCTCATGTGCGCGAGCAGCGGTGCACCGACCATTGCCGTTGTTGTGGTCGTTGGGTATCTATCCATGACCGAGCTATTATCCATCTTGGAGAATATGGAGCAGTCTGGCGTCAAAGAAGCCGCGGAGCTGCATGAGCTCATTCGCAAGAAAAGCGGACTCGGTGCAAAGAAGGAGGAGTAAATTATGCAGAGAGTAAACATCAAGAAAGTAAATTTGGCGTACTACTATGGGGCGCTGAAACCGAGAACGATAACGGATATGGTTGTTGTCCACCATACCGGAAATCCGACAGATGATGATCTGTCGGCAGAGGAGATCAATGCAAGTCATCAGGCGCAGGGATGGGCGTGTATCGGTTACCATTATGTTATCCGTAAGGACGGCACCATCGAGGCGGGGCGCCCGCATTGGACAGTCGGCGCGCATGCGTACAAGGAGAACTATCACACGATCGGGATCCACGTCTGCGGTAATTTCGAGCTCGCCGAGCCGACGGGGGCGCAGATCGAGGCGCTTGCAATGCTGCTCGCAAATGTCTGTCACGACTACGGCCTGCCGATCGATGAGGAGCATGTTGTCGGGCATCGCGATTTAATGCCGACCGCATGCCCCGGAGCGAATCTCTATGCGCTGCTGCCGGAGATCAGGGGAAAAGGAAATTGGTACGCGCAGAATTGAGTGTTGACGTAGTGACGGAAAAACCGTATAATATGCATAGAAAAGGTGCTGCCGGCAGACGGTCAGCCCCGATCATAGTGGGTAGAAAACCCGCCTAAAGTTGGTAGCTGGAGGCGGGATTTCTTATGCCTTTAACGCTACAATGCAAATTGTAACGAGGAAAACCAACGATAAAAAATCGTAGAGCTCCATAAGCATCGCCCCTTTCTAGGGGCAAGATTGACCGCCTACCGCTGTGGTAGCACCTCGAGAATATTATATCAGTCAAAAGACACGCTTGCAACGTGTCTTTTTTGTTTGGGAGGATAAAATCAATGATCCAAAATATCACACGGAAGCAGGTTATTGTCGTCGTGCTATGCGTTCTTGCCCTTGCCATTATTGGCATCCTCGCGTATCGATACCACACGCATACGCAGGAGGCACTACGGCAGGCGCAAGTGATGACCGAGGAGCAGGCACGGGACGCCGAGACACTCCGGGAGCGCCTGCGCGTATCCGAAGGACAGGCGCAGCAGCTCGCCCGAGCCGTAGAGCGAGCACAGGAGGGCAAGGTGCAGCCTGTCACGCATGTCACCGTTACCGCGCCGACGGTGGAACGTACAGCGGCACAGGTGCAGGAGCGCATCAATCGTAATGATAAGACGCTGCCGCCCGCCGCCCTCGAAAAGACGGATCGGACGGTCGTTGCCCCGCAGCCCGACAACAAGGACTACCAGGTCGGTGTATACAAGATTAACCTCGACAAGCGGCGCAAGATCAAGGCGGGTGTCACGCAAGTCGATAACCATACCTACTGGACGGCGGGCTTGCAGGTCGGCAGGTGGGAAGCCCTCGCGCACGGACAGGGCGGTGATGTTAAGGGCGGATCTGTGATTTATACGGTCGCGGAGTGGTAA